AAGCGCAAAGGCGCTTTTCAGTGCATTCTTTTCAGTTAGACTGATTGGGAAGTTGTCGATGAAACGGTTGAACACATATGGTGTCATTGTTACGATCTTATTTCCGAGTTTTTCAACAGCGTCTAAGCCGAGATCAACTGCAGGTTTGGTATATGTTTCGGAAGAGAGGAACTCATTGATCTGTTCGTAGCCAGATTTGAAGGGCTTTCCTGCCGGAGATGTGGCGGTGTCAGGGTCATAGCCAAAGTAGTCGAATATGCCCATGGTTCACAAAGTGTCAAAGTGTTTTATTTGTGTAAACCTTCGTCGAATTGCAGCTATAGTTACAGCTGGTTGATCACCGTAGATGGTTTCTATGGACTCGTTAGAGGTTACGTATATCTTGGCTCGACCCATGTGGATATGGGATCCTTTCACGGGGAGTAGAAGTTGGTAACGATCAAGAAACTGTAAGAAGAAGGGGACGGGCCATTGCCCGCGATAGTCATCTACCAGGATAACCGTGTGATATCCAGGTCGGTAGCCGTCAAACCAGGGCTTTCCGGAGGAGGTGGGGCAAGCATAGACTCGATCTGCGTCCGGGACGCTCTCCCAGACCGTTCGAGTTTTACCGGTGCCGGGGGGACCGTAGTAGTAGAAAGCTTCCTGGGGGGTGTCTTTGGTTCGGGACTCTCCGACAAGGCTGAGGTACTTCTCAAAGCCTCGGTAGAACCTAACAGTCGAGGTGAAATCGGTCTCGAACGCGCCGAGGAGTCCTCGTTCGCAAAGGATTGGCTTGAGAACATCGAGGTCGGTTCGGTTTCCTTGTTTAGGTGGGTCTCCAATCTCGATAGGTAGGCTACCCGGAACTCGGCTCTCTTCTTTGCGACAATATTCACGAGCTTCCTCGTGGCTGCCGCGTCGGACCTCAGCATGGACTGCAGGTTGTCCAAGCTCGCGTTTAAGTGTTGCCAGTCCGACAGGGGTGTTTCCATGAACATATCCCTGCCAATGGACGCGAAGAGATGTTGGACACGTCTCCGCTTGTACAATGAGGTATTGGACCCAGTTGGATCCAGAAAACCATTTGTAGGGATTCCAGTCCACATCGTACGATGTGAAGACCCAGTTGCGGTAGCGCTTGGTGCCGAGCGCTGGGCCGGGTCTTTTTTTTCAATTGTCTTTTTAGGGGGCATATTAGTAGTAAAGTTACGAGCTATGGTGGATAGTCGTAATTGTACAGAAGTGACCAGGTAATACTAGCTGGTCACTTCTTATATGTTTTTTTGCCACGTTTTTTATACGTGGCTTGGTACCTTTGTCGCGCGTGCAACACGGACGCCACGTTTTCCACACGTGTTACTTTCATTAACCTTGAACCATAATGCACCGAGTGCACCACGGCTCCCGGCTACCGCCTCCCGCCTGACCCTAAGCTCCGCGACCCTAACTGCTAACCTGACCCTAACTAACCCTAAAAAATTAGGGATAAAAAATTTGGATTTATTCCTCAGTCAGATCGATCGGGTTTTGGAAGCTCCAGTAGTCATGTTTGATGATGAGATGACTGTAGTCGTACCATATCTTGAAATAGTGATAACAGCCGAAGTTACACAGTTCAGTTAGCTCAATAGCCGTATTGAGGGACTCTCTGAAAAAAACGTAAGCATCTTTTTCCGGGACTCGAACTCGCGACCTATAAAGTTCGTCGAGAACTTCGACGCACTGACCCAAATCGTCCAGTGCTATGTTTCTAACGTGGCTAATAAGACACATGGTTCATGCCAAATTGATATTTGGTGTTTTATTTATATGACATTGATTTTTTTAGGCGGTTTGATCTGGATAAGCCAGTTCACCACGATGGGCAGAAACATCTTGAGCCATGTTGACATACTCAATAAGCCAGTTACAGTCGGCTTGGATGGTGAAGCCGTTCGTGTCAGTATCACCACTAGCAGGGATACCGACAGTAGTGTTGCCGAGGAACAGAGGTGTGTCGAGGCGGGCATACATCTTGAGACGGAGTTTAGGGGGATGGGCAATGGTTTGGGGCGTGATATCGGTGTTGCCGGTGAAGCTTTGCTGACCAGGAGGACAAGTCTTATACATTGACGCGGTTTCAGAATAAGCGACGCGGAACCAGGGAGAAGGAGCTTCTTCAGCAGGGACGTCGCCACCACGGACCTCGGGAGGTTGTTCGTATTGTTCCTTAAACAGCTTCTCAATGTTCAAAGTGATGTTGAGATCACCAACGCGGGCTTTGTTGCCCGCATCACCCACACCGGCAATGACGATCTTCTTGTAAGCACTATTGCTTAAGTCGGTAAGCGGGGTGGTGGTAGGCAGATCAGCGGGTTCGAAGCCGGCGGGAAACACGCAGTAGTAGAGACACAAAGGGAATCTACTATAGTTGCGGATTTTGAAGTGGTGCTGAATAGCCAGCACACGTGCCACAGAAGTGTCAGGATTCTCGGTGTTGGTACTCGAGTTACCAAGCAGGAACTGGGAGAAGTTCAATGGAGGATTATAGAAGTCCAGACCGACAAGAGAGTCTTGTGCGGCGTCTGTGCCGGCGAGCATGTAGCCAGGCGTGACAAGGTCGAGGTTGGTGCTGGGGAAGCGGGCAGGGGGAGTAGAAGCAGCCCAGGCTTTGTTCACCCAGTTGACTAAGGTTACATTCTGCCCGGAGGCACAGATATACGGCTTGTTGATGGTTGAATCACTGGAGAAAGCGGTCCTTGTCTTAAACCACCCTTTGCGGTGAGGGTGGGAAAGGTTGGGGAATGGTGTGGGGCGGACGTAGAGTCCGACCATGGAAGTGTTGCTCATGATGGGGGATGACGAAGAGTGTTCGAAGTGCGGTTGTTGTCGCGTTATGTAGTTATAGGCCAGGGGCTCCGCCCCTGCAACCCCAGGGGGGCTAAAGAACGCCCCCCAAACCCCCTTTTGTAATTAGGTAAGGAAGAATTGTCAATCGATTATTGATATTAAGCTAAGCTGAAGCTAAGCGTGCGGACTAAAGTCCTCTAACCAGAGAGTAATAGTACTCAATCTGAGACTAGATGAATTAGATACGCGACTTCATGGCCTTCCAGATGAGGTTCATAGTTGTGGAAGAGGCGTTGCTTCGTCTCTTGGAAAAAGGTTTCTTGCGATATACCTTCCGAGACTTCTTGCTATAGGCGCGGCGACGAACAGGATAAGCAGACTTTCTACGAGTTCCATATGCCATGTTGGGTCGTTTTTTGACTTGAGGACCTCCACGTCTAGCAAAGTCACGTTGTTTTACAAGCGCAAAGGCGCTTTTCAGTGCATTCTTTTCAGTTAGACTGATTGGGAAGTTGTCGATGAAACGGTTGAACACATATGGTGTCATTGTTACGATCTT